ACTATTGTCGTTTCCCGGGTCCCAAGGGGGCCTCAGTTCCGCTATGAAAAAGTTTACCCAATTTTGCAATCATCCGCACCTACCTGATCACTTAGAAAAAATGTTGGATGAGCCTTTCAGCCAATTTGCCAGCCTTCAGATTGACCGCTGGCTCTGGTACATCAAGGAAGAATTTGAGGGGGTGCAGCGATGAGGGAAGCTCAAGTGAGGAGTAAGGCGATGGTCGAAGGCCGCCCACAGACTATAGCTCCCGATCACTGGCGAGAATTCATTGAAGGCAGCGGTATCACCCCCAAGATTGCTGAGCTTAATTTCAAGTCGGTGGAAGATCCGGCAGAGGTTGATCGCCTGCTGAACCGGAATAATGATCGCCGCTGGAAGCACTGGCAGCACGGTCCCGGATGGGCTGTCTCTGGGGTTGACCCAGAAACCGGAGAGCCGAGCTGGTTAGGGGCTCAGTTTAAACCTGATGAGCCGGTGCAGCGCTACGAGAACGGACAGCCCAAGTTTAAGGCTGACGGCAGCCCCGATCTACAGAAGTACTTCAGCGCAAGCGATTACGCCTCAGAGCCGCTGTTTCTAGATACCGGCGATCGCAACTACTGGCCGTCAGTTCTGGCAGATGTCAGTCGAGCAGTGGTTGTGACCGAAGGCAGCAAAAAAGCTGGAGCAGGTCTAAGCATCGGATTTTCCACGATTTCGGTTCCCGGCGTTTCCTGCGGTCAGAAGTTAGGTGAGCTGAAGCCGCGGCTAGCTCAGTTCTGCAAAGTCGGTAGGACGGTCATTCTCGCCTTTGACTCGGACCAGATGAGCAAGCCCCAGGTGCGGCGGGAACTGGATCGGCTAGGCCGTCTGATTGCCGCTGAAGGGGCCGTCGTCAAGGTTGCGATGCTGCCCGAGGATATCAAGGGGCTGGATGACTACCTGGTGAAGCATGGTCAAGACAAGACCTGTGAGCTGCTCCAGGCGGCCATCAGCTTGGAGCAGTGGCGCAAAGAATACTTAAAAGGCAGCGAGTCCAGCAAAAAGCCAGGTCGGCGCAACTCGCCTCCACCAGCAAGCACTATTGCGCGGGAACTGGCGGAGAAGTACCGACAGCACCTGGCTTGGAATGATGAAGCTGAGTCCTGGTATCGGTATGAGGCGGAGTTCAGTGGAGTGTGGAGCGCCGAGAGCGATCGTGCAGTAGGAGCGGTAATTGCTGCTGAGCTGGATCGGGCCGTTCCCGATGGCTACAGCTTGGGATACCTGCGCTCGGTTGCCGGGCTCCTGCAACACTTTCTCCTGGCTCGCCGGTGGAACCAGCAGCCGGGACTATTGCCTCTGGAAAATGGGGTTCTGGATCTGGCGACAAACAAACTGCTGGAGCACTCCCCCGGCTATCGACTGACCTGGCAGTTGCCCTATGCCTACAATCCCCTGGCAACTTGTGAGCCGATTCAGCGCTGGATGCTGGAGGCCATGGGCAGAGATGCCCAGCTGGTGGAACTGCTGAGAGCCTATTTGAAGGCGATCGTCACCAGCCGGGTTGACCTGCAGCGGTTTGCAGAGTGCCTTGGCCCAGCCGGGACCGGAAAATCAACGTATGTCCGGCTAGCGATCGCCCTGGTCGGCCTGCAGAACACGCATATCACGACCTTGCAACAGCTGGAGCATAACCGCTTTGAAGGAGCAGCAGCCCGGGACAAGCGCCTGATTGTTGTTTCTGACTCAGAGCGCTACGGTGGCAGCGTTTCCAATCTAAAGGCGATTACCGGCCAAGATCCGATTCGTTGTGAGGAGAAGTTTAAACAGGCTCAAAGCGGCACGGTGATTTCGGCAATGGTGCTGCTGTCAGCTAACGAGGCGATCGCTTCGACTGACTACACCTCTGGGCTGGAACGCCGACGGCTGACGGTCCCTTTCCTAAACCAGGTTCCCGCTAAGGAGCGTCGTGACTTGCTAACGATTACCAGCCTGGGGGTTTCTGGTGAGTTCGTACCCTATCTGCCTGGCCTGCTGAACTGGGTATTGACCATGCCTGAAGAGGACGTGACTCGGCTGATTCGGGACACCCAAACCCAGGTGCCCAGTCTGAGCCGCTGGAAGGCTGAGAGCCTGATTGAGAGCAACCCGATCGCTGAGTGGCTGGATAACCGCATCGTTTACGACCCAGCCGCCAAGACCTACGTGGGGGTTGCTCAAAAGGACAAAACATCAGATAGCCCCTATCAGTTTCAAGATGTCAACAGGTGGCTCTATGCCAGCTACTGCGAGTATTCCGCCTCTGTTGGCAATCGGGCTGTGTCCGGTCGCCGGTTTAGTGGTCTGCTGGAAGACTTGTGCCGGAATCAGTTGCATCTAGGAGTCAGAAAGGGCCGCGATCGGGGGGGGGCTTTCTTTGAGGGGTTAGCGATTCGCAATGGCAGCAATGACTACTTGCTACGGCCCATCACCGGCGAGCTTGAGGCTCCACCGGCGAGCAGCCCACCTCCAGACACAGGTGTGACGGATGAGGTGACGGATTGTGATGGATATGTGACGGGTCAAACCCTTGCCAGTGTTGAATGTGATGGATGTGATGGATTGTCAGAAAACTTTACTGACAAAGTAAAAGCTCAGCAAAAAGCAGGAACCAAGGCAGAGCTAAACGAAAGTGATCAACTAGTGGTGATGAGATCTAAAAAGGATTTTGAAAATAACCCGTCACATCCATCACAATCCGTCACTATCAATGGCTCCAGCCATCACGCAACCCGTCACGAGCAACCGGTCAATCCGTCACCGGTGCCGGTGATCGTTGAAGTGATTCAAGAGTTGTCTAAACCCAGGTACAACCCAGCTACTCGGAGGCTAGAGCCTCAGTGGGAGGTCAAGAGGTCTGATGGGTCCACATCGAAAGTGTTTGAATCTGAATTGCCAAATGGCGGCAAGGAGATGGAACCATGAGCGAGCAACCGGGCTGTTACCCTCAAGCTGAAGTTGAGCAGGCCCAGAGCCAACGTGATGGCCTGGATTCTGGAGCGGCGCTTCAGTGAACGTTGGTCCGCTACTGCCAAGGTTAATCTCCGAGTGGAGAAGGAATTGGAGGCAGCCTTAGACCACCTGCAACGAAAAATGTCCCCTGCCGCCTACCAGGAAATGCTACAGGCTCTGTCTGACGAGCAGCCAGGTCTACTACCAGGCAACCAGGATTAGGAACTTTCAGGATAAGGAGGGCGGCCATTGTCGGGCAGGAAGATACGGACGGGAGATTCCGCGTCGCCGCTGTGCTTGATCTCAGTGCGATCGCTTCTGCCGCAGCGCGTCTTTTCGTACCAGATGATCGCTGTGACATTTCCCGACTTTGCCAGCTCGAACAGGGTTTTGCTGATATCGACTTCGGCCCTCCCCTGGCCCTTTTTATAGAGCGCATTTATATCGGGGTTTTTCAGCCAGTTATCCAGCAGTCGAGGTGAAATGCCCAGCACTCTGGCAATGTTGTCGAGGGTCAAGCCGAGGCCAGCCATGATCTCAATCTGCTGCTTGTCGGCCCAATGATAGCGAAGCTGTTGTCAACAGAGACGCTCACAGTATCAATACTAGTTTCGCTAGACTCGATGATCACCTGGCAACTGACCCGCTCTCCCACTGGCGGCGTGATTTCAATCTCAATGCCCGTCGAGCAGGCCGACGCCAAGGCCACCTTTGAGGTCTCTGGGGATGAGTCGGATTTGCGGTGGCTGGAGTACGAACTGAGCTTTGCCTGTGGACGATACGGCCATGCCCTCAAGTCCCTGACCACAGCCCTGGATCTACACGCTGCTCTGAGCAAGCTGGAGGACTTTGAGGTCCAGTTACTGCAGGGTTCTGAAGTTTTGGAAACAGCCCTGGAATTGCCGCCAGAGGCAAAAACCTGAGCGCCTCAGAACGGTGCCGTTTCAAAAAGCACCGCCGTCGATTTCTCCGATTTGAAATCGGGAAAATCCCAAGCTGAGTCTCAACCGACCCTAAGAAGCCCTGGACTGGATTTGGCTTGAAAACTCAACTGGCACACACCTGAAACCCTGATTCTGCCGTGAGACAAGTATTTTTCAGGGGCGCCCCTGAAAAACTCACAGGGTAAGGCTTCCAGACTGTCTCAAGTCCTGGGCCTTCTGCGGGGTCCACACTGTTATTATTTTGCTCAAAAGTGGGAATAATCGTGTCAGTAAATCTCTTAAGCTCCTATGAGATTCTTTCTGGCAATCTCCATCCTGTTGCTGGCTGGTTGCAGTGGCGGCAAGTCAGATCTAGCAAAAAAGCACCTGAGTAATATTGAGCAAGGCAAAATCACTCAGGCTCAAGAACAATATTGCATTCCTGAAGAGGAGTTGAGATTCTATGCTCTAGACGAGTTTAAGATTGCCAGCGCAGCTCAGAAAGAGGATGGGGGACTGCAGTATGTGGAAGTGATCGCCAATGTCAAAACAAAGCAAAACAGAATTACTCCACAAGGGGCTCAGCCAGTGACTCAAGTGGAGTTGCAAGTTTGGAAGTCGGATGACTTTTTTCAGCATGCTGTTCGGTCAACGGCAGAGCTAAACTCCATTCTTGCCTCTATCCATAAGACCACCGGACTGGATGCTGAGTCGGCTGAGGCTCCAGGGCGTTCTGAAATTAACCAGAGCGAAAACTGTGTGTTTGTGCCATTTAATCAGTTCGACCCAGAAGAATAACCTCCGACGGCAATTGGCCGCAGATGGGAGACAGACAGAATTCCAACAAAAACATTAAGAAGGCGGTAAGGACCTGTCAAAATGCCCGGGACTCAGTCAGGGAGCATTTCTGACCAACCTTGGTAAAAAGACCATGCCAAACACGGAGCTTGGCTGTATCACAAAGTAGTGGAGCGCATCGATCCAGACTACCTAACCAAAAGTGAGGTCGCTACTGGAGCGCGTTTCGAGGATTTTTGGTTTGTATCTGAGCCTGGGCTTTATCAAGTCATTTTCCGCAGCAACAAACCAGAAGCCAAGGCTTTGTTACCGGAATTCCGGTAACGACTGAAACCCTGATTTCTCGCCATCGGGACGGCATCGTCCACGGTGCTTTTTGAAACGGCACCCCAGATCGGACAATTTGTCCATTTTGACGCTGCAGCTTGAAGGGTTGGCAATGTGGGAACCAATGGTTTCAAAAACCGACAATTTGTCGGATTTGAAGCGGATGGCAAAAAACGCAATTTGCGGAATTCAGGTTTCGCTACTCAAAATCTCTAAGCCTGAAACTGGATTTCGGCGTTTGAAACGCGGAAAATCCTAGCCCCCAGCGGTGGGCAGCGGTCTGAGCTGGGAGATGGGCAGATCCACCACTTTACCCAGGTCCAGCAGCCTTACTCTGGCGATCGCCGGTGATAGCCCCAGTACTTCAGCTTTCTGCCCTGTGAGGCCCACAGTGTAGTGCTGACCTAGCCGGATGGCTCCAACGTGGGGAAGTGATTTCATGGTGACACCCTGGGCGTGCTGGGCGTGAATTTGGGGCTGGTTTTCGTGTTCAAAACGGAATAACCTCAATTTAGGTTGCAGATTGGGTTATAACCCGGAACCAACCCGACTGCAAGTTAACTGTAACCCATTTTTAACCTGATTTTGGGTTGCATACAACCCAGGCTTAACCCGTAGCGCAACCCGTAACCCAAGCTTGACCCATGGCAAAACCCAAGCGCACCAGATTGCAGTGCTATGCCTTACCTGAAGTGGTGAATCGCCTCACCCAGTTCCAGGAGAAGCGGGGCTTAGAAAGCCAGTCAGAAGCCCTGTTGGTGGTACTCGAGGAATACTTTGGAGTACATGACCCAGGTGTAACCCAAGGCAGGTTAGAGGATCGTTTGGCAGCGATTGAGGAGCGACTGGTGAGGTTGGAGAAGGAGAGGTCCATGCAGAATCACATGGAGCCCCAGGACTACAGGATTAAAACTCCGGTCGCTACTGGAGCGCGTTTCGATGCCCCTAGAGGTTCTGATGTTTCAGCAGAACATGCCCGGAAAAAAATTCCGGTTGCTGCTGGAGAGGCTTCCCGGTATAAAACACCAGCCCCGGATTTACTAGATTCTGGCGATTGGCTAACCACTGGGGAGCTGCACCGGCAGTTGACCCAGCGGGGTTATGGGCAATCCCTGGGAACACTCCGCCGCAAGCTCAGTGATGCTATTGCAGCGGGTGAGTTGTCGCCAGAGCTAAAAAGTTTAGGGGTCGAGGCTGCCATCAATGTAAGGCGGAATGCAAACCCTAAAGATAATTCTGTTCGATGGCTAAAGCTGAAGTGCTAGGTCTGGTTTGGAACATTTGAACTACTCGCTTATCGTAGAGTCAGAGCTGGTTCAAACAAATGACAGAGCGCATATTGACCGTCCGAATTCGCTCCGAAGCCGAAGCCCTGAAGCGAGACTTTCAGGCTCTCAAGCGTGGCACTCAGGAGTTCGAGGCTGGGATAAAGACGCTGGGGGTCGCGGCGGCAGCGGTCTCGGCAACTATCGGAGGCGTGTTCGTCAAGGGCACCCAGAGTTTTCTGGAGTATTCCGGGGCAATCAAGCAGTTCGGGGTGGTTACCCAGACCACGGGCACCCCAGCCAGTAAAGAGCTAGAAAGCGAAGTTGAGCGCCTGGGGATTGTCACCTCGAAGACCCCTACTGAAATTGCCAAGCTCTCTGTGGAGCTTGGGAAGGGCGGCAATACGGCTGAACAAACCACTCAAGCTCTAGAGGGGATTGTCCGAGCTTCAGAAGGAACGGGTGCAGGGCTTACCCAGACCGGCGAAATTATCTCAGCAGTTCGCAACCAGTTCCAGCTCACGGCTGACCAGACCGAGAAAGTGGCAGATGTTCTGGTGGCCACCGCAAACAATTCAGCAAGTGGAGTTGAGGACCTGGGAGAGGCATTCAGCTATGCCGGCGCCCAGTCCAAAGCCTCGAATCAATCTCTTGACGACACGGCGATTGCCCTGGGATTGCTGGCCAACAATGGTATAAAGGGCTCCAGTGCCGGCACCGGACTGGCGGAGGCCCTGCGCCGATTGAAGCTTGTCAGCGCCGGACTGTCCGAGGAAACCGAGATTTCTGTAGGCCGTTTCAAAAACGGTGCTGATGCAATGCGCCAGTTGGGGGTACAGGCCCGCGACTCGCAAGGCAATATGCGGCCACTCATGGAGCTACTGCCAGAGCTACGGGCGGCTCTGGAGCGATTCAGTCCCGGCGATCGCGACCTGGCCCTGAATGCAATTTTCGGAGTCCAGGGGGGCCGCGTCATTCAGTCCCTGTTAGGCTCGACCACTGAGAAGGTCAACCAGCTAACCGGGGCGGTCAAGAATAGCGGCGGTGCCGCTCGTAAGGCTGGTGAAGAACTCCTGGCAGGCGCCGGGGGAGCCCTTGATTTGCTGTCAGGTTCAATAGGAGAATATCAAGGTCGGGCTCAAGAAACCCTCCGCCAAGCTAAGTTGTGAAATTGATCACGGCTGTTATCTGAATGCTGCCGGAATCGCCAGCTCATCTCGAACCGCCGTCAGATTGATCTTGATCACGCGCCGCAAAG